GGTACGGCCCATGATGGCGCGGATTGTCCGCATTGCCTTTTGGAGGTGGAATGATGCTCGCCCCTTACGGTGAGACGATCACGCGACTACAGCCCGGCGTCATCAACGACCCCTACTCGGGAAAACCCGGCCCCGACTGGAACCACCCAATCCGCACCGAGATTCCCGGCTGCATCATTTACCCGACCGGTAGGGCTGCGGCGGAAACCGCTGACGTGGGACGCCCCGAACAGGTGGTCGACACCCTCACGGTGCTACTGCCACCCGACGCGAGCCTGGACTCCTCTGATCGGGTCGAGTGGGACGGCAACGAGTATGAGGTGTTGGGTAACACGTTCCAGTTCAAGAATCCATTCACTGGCTGGACCCCCGGAGGTCAAGCCATCATCCGGCTCACGAAGGGGTAGGGCGTGGATATCAAGATGGGGAAACTGAACTCCAAAACGATGAACCAAATGCTCGCTGGCGGGCTCGGCGTCGATGGCGAGTTGCGGGCCGACGCGAACGCCGTCGCCGCCAAGGCACGCTCAATCGCACCAGTCGACACCGGCGACTACCGAAATTCGATCCGCGTGGAATCCGATATCCACCATGAGAACACCGGCACGACGCGGCGCGTCTACCGCGTCGTTGCTGGCGGTGGCGCAGTGGATTACGCGGTCCAGGTGGAGCGGGACGCCTCGGTGATGGCGAAAGCCGCTGGGGCGAGTTCGGGACGCAAAAGCAAACGGCGAAGGTAGGGGGAACCTGTGGATACTTGGCAACCGAACACGATCATTTACCCGGACGCCGAACTCGCCTGCATCGAGGCGACGCGGATGCTCGGGTTGGACGTTGACGACATCGATCGGATCCGACCCGACCACCCGACCACTGCCATCGTGTGGAACCGTGTCGGGGGCCGTGACCCGAACGCGCTCATGCAGTGCCGCGTCTACGCCCAAACACCGAAAGCGGTGACTGATTTGGCGCGTGAACTCGCGTCCCGAATGCGATTGTTCCCGGCCCTTGGGGTGGGTGTGGTCGCGGTCGATCAGAATGAGGGCCCCACCGATATGGGGTCCCCGCCGCCGGAACAGATGCGGCAAATGATGTACGACATAACCCTCAAACCCGAGAAAACCCTTTAGGAGCAATCATGACACTCAACGCCAACGGCGTTCTCGCGCCCTACAACGCAAACGATTTCAATCCCGACAACATCCTCACCGGCATCTACAACGGCGCCGCCTATATCGGCCCCGTGGGAGCGCCCGGGCCGACTGGTTTCAACAATGACCTCGCGGTGCTCGGCTACCAAAATTTGGGGTTCATCACCGACGACGGCGCGCCCACGCTGTCGCTTCCGGGGGAGGGTGATTCCAACCCGGTGCGCGTGTGGCAGAACGCCCAAGTGGTGCGCACCATCCGCACCCCCAACGACGAGCCGCCCACGTTTGGGTTCACGTTGGCGGAGACGACACGTGCCGCCATCGAGATCGCGATGGGCGCCCAAGTCGACGCCGACGGCAGTTATGTGGTTGATGGGTCGGCGGAACGCGGCCATTTCTCATTCGTGCTCGATGTGCTCACCGCTGAGGGTGGCCGCCGCTATTGGGCGCCGAACGCGGTGGTGACGGAGACGGGTGAGACAACGTTCACCAATGACGGCGCCATCGCTGGCCTGCCGGTCACGGTGGCGGCCGATTTCTCGCCGGCGATTAACGGCAACATCAAGGTTTGGGACACGGCCCTCGCCGGTAGCGGGACCGTGACGCCACCGCCACCGGATCCCGACGATGACGTGCGCTCTGCGGCGCGTGGCCATGTTGGCCCGCTGGCTGATGACGCGGCCAAGTCGGCGCGTGGCAAGGCCGCCCCGGTCAAGGAGACGGCGAAAACAGCGGCGGCGTCTCATCGTCGTGGCAAGGCCACCGTTGAGGTTCCCGAGGCCGATGTTGCGAACCTGGTCAAGGGCACCAAGAAACTCGTCGACGACCTGGCCGTCGTCTAACAACCCCTAGTCCCTGGCCCGCCGTGTGGCATCGCAGCGTGCGGCGGGCCAGCCACAACCCCAAAACCTGCTGCGATGCTGCGTTACTGCGAAAGGACACGTAATGCCAACGATCAACGGATACGACTACCGCGTGGAGGGCAAAACCCTCGTTTGGACCCCGGAACCTTGGGATGATGAGCCCACGCCAGCAGAGATTAGGTTGCCGTTGAAAGTGAAAGTGGCGAACCTGACCGCTTTCACCGAACTCGACGGCGACGACGCGCCATCCGCGCAACGAATCCTGGAATTCTGCACGACGTTGTTCCCGAAGCAGATGGACGCGATCCGCGAGTTGGATGGCATCGAGTTGGCGACCATGTTTTTCACGTGGTCGCGTGAGTTCGGAATGCGGTCGGGGTTCTCATTGGGGGAAGCGTTGCCGTCGCCCGATGGATCAACCGGCATCGGGGACCCGTCGAGTACGAGTTCCGACGCCTCGGAATAGCCGTCACCGACATTGGCGGGCGCGTTGGGTGGGGTGAGGCGCGGCGCATCATCGACGTGCTCGCCGGAGACCCAAACACGGTCCTGCACGCCCACCTGAACGGCTATGACTATCCGTTCTCCGTGGCTGATGCGTTGTTGGCGAACTTGTTGGACGTGACGGTGGCGGCGGCACCGCGCCGCAAGGGCGCCCCGAAACCCGACCCGTTCCCGCGCCCGTGGGGCGGAGGGAAGAAGACACAGCAGATCGGGGGCGCGGGGAAACCGGCTCCGCTGGCGAAACGACTATTGGCCGCAATGAAATCAGGCCGAATCTAGACGATTGAGGGGGGTGATGGGCGATGCCCGAGGCAAGTTCCATGTGGGTCACCATTGCGCCATCGGCCAAGGGGTTCGGGAAAGCCCTTAACGGGCAGGTCAAGGGCGAGGTGTCTGGCTCTGGGGTGGGCAAGTCCATCACCGACGCCATTGGTGGGGCGTTCAAGGCCGGTGGCGCGGTGGCCGCAACCGCCGCGGGCCTGGTCACCGCCGCGATGGGCAAGATTGTCAAGTCCGGTATTAGTTTCAACAAGTCGATGCAGTTGTCGGCGGCACAGTTTGAGGTGCTGACCGGGTCGGCTGAGGGCGCCGCGAAAATGCTCGGCGTCATCCAGGGCATCAAACTCACCAGCCCGTTCGAGAAAGGCGTGCTCGCGAACGCCACCGCCGAGTTGCTGCAGTTCGGCATCGAGGCCACCGATGTTGAGGATCGGCTGCGCCGGTTGGGTGACGCATCGGGCGGCAACGCCCAATCGTTGGCCACTTTGACGCGCGTTTACGGGCAAGTGCAATCGTCCGGGCGGCTCATGGGCGGGCAGATCAATCAGTTGATCAATGCCGGGTTCAACCCGTTCTCCGCCGTGGTACACGCCACGGGGTTGACGCTGGAGCAGGCTCAGGCCGAATTCGAGGCCACCGCCGACCAGGCCGCTTGGCTCTCCCTGGCCCTGGAACTCGCCACCTCTGAGGGCGGCATGTTCTACGGCATGATGGAGACGATGAACCAGACGGTTTACGGCTCTTTCGGGAACCTGACCGACACGTTCAAGGTGTTCTCTGGCGAGTTCGTTGGCGGCATCAACGGCCCCATCATGGGTAGCCTTTCCGGGTTTGCCCAATCCATCGAGAAAGGCTGGAAGTCGCTACTGGATTTGGATGACGCGACTGGCCTGTACACGATCCAATCCGAGGGGCTGGCGCGCGCGCTGGAATTCGTCTCCAACATTATTGATAACGTTGGGAAAGCGATCGGCAATTTCATTTCCACCGCTGGCAGAAAATTCTTTAATTGGCTCGACACCATCAATTTCAATAATATCACTTCCGGGTTGGATACGGTTCAGGGGCTAATCGGCCCTCTCGTTGCCGTGTCCACAACCTTTCTATCAGGATGGGCGCAAGGCCTACCATATATCGGCAAACTGTTCCCTAAAGTCACCGGCCCAATCGGTATCGTTCTGGGCATTGTCACGCAAATGTGGCGCGAATCTGAGATACTGCGCGAAGCGGTAATGGATTTGGTTCGGGTCGCCATTGACGGATTCTCTGGCCTGTCGCCCGTAATAGAATTGGTATCATCGCTCACCGGCACTCTCGCGGGCATCATGGGTGACCTGCTCGGCAACGCCATCCGCACCATAATCCCCCTCATCGAAAACATATTCAACAACCTACTAGTACCATTACTTCCGGTCCTAGCGAATTTGGCCGATATGGCCGCCTTTTTCGCTGGGGTAATCGCGGACGCGCTATTTCAATCGTTGGAGTCAATTCTTCCGGCGTTGATGGCGATGACGGATCAACTATTCCCGCTTTTGGTGAATTTGCTAACGGTGTTGACGCCGCTAATCGAGTTCCTTGCCGGTGTCGCAGTCGCGGGCCTGCAAATCGCTTTCGGCTTATTGGAAGTCCCGATAACGGTTGTCGCCACGTTACTCACCGGCCTATTCGACATCCTGAACCGGCTGCTCGGCCCAATCGCGAG